CAAACACTTAAGCTCGCAGGCGTAAATCCTACGGTTGCAGCCCAAGGACACCGCGACTTTGGTAAGCTCGTCGCAAAGAATCCAAAGGCTCCCGGTTACATGCTGATGCGCAAGCTTGCACCTAACAAGGCTATGGCAGTACAGGCACTTACGCAATCTGGTGTGCCGCTCGGTCAATCGCTGGAAGCAAATCCAAACGAATTCAATCAGGTTCTACAGAGAATCAAGAGATTTAAGTAAGATGAACTTTAAGCAACTTCGCTCTAAGTTGAATGAGGAAAAGCGACTCAAGGACGAGTCCATTCCTGCGCCGATGCTAGTGCTTCGCCGTAGGGGTATTCGCATTTTCCCTGATGGAAAGCATGTTGCACTTTATACAAATGATAAATACAATTTGACTTTCACGGTTCCTTACGGTGGATCGGCAGGAAACTCGGAAGAAGAGCCAGTATTGATAGGTACACCAAATGGATAACCTATTTGCAAAACTGGATGAAGTGGCTAACGCGAAGCTTGAGGCATTCAAGGAACACTTTGCCATTCAGCTTGCGGAAGCCAACTTCAAGATCGTCAAGGCGCGAGTCCGTGGCGGCAAGGTGCAACGTAAAAAGAAGGTTGCAACGAAGCCGGGATACACGATTCGTGGCGGTAAGCTTGTACGCATGTCATCGAAAGAACGCCAGAAGCGTAAGATGGCAGCACGCAAGGGTAAGGTCAAGCGCAAGGCAAAGATGGCACGCGCTATGATTAAGCGTAAGCGTTCACTACGAAAGAGACAATCACTAGGGGTATAGAATGAAGCTCATCACTGAAACCATCGAAGATGTACGAGTGATCACCGAAGAAAAGAACGGTGTCAAGAGCCTGTTCATTACGGGACCATTCCTCGTAGGTGAGCAGAAGAACCGCAATGGTCGCGTTTACCCAAAGAACATTTTGGAGAAGGAAGTCCGTCGCTACAACGAAGAATACATCACGAAGAATCGTGCCTTCGGTGAACTTGGACACCCTGATTCTCCATCTATCAACTTGGACCGTGTTTCGCACCTGATCGTAAATCTCCGTCAAGAGGGTGCCACGTTCATTGGAAAGGCGAAGATTCTTGAAACGCCTATGGGAAAGATTGCCAAGAGCCTCCTTGAAGGTGGAGCTACTCTCGGAGTTTCCTCGCGTGGCATGGGTTCCCTCAAGGAAGTCAATGGCACGAACATGGTCCAAGACGATTATTATCTCGCTACAGCGGCGGATATTGTGGCTGACCCATCTGCACCGGGAGCCTTTGTACAAGGCATCATGGAAGGCAAGGAATGGGTTTGGGATAATGGTATCGTAAAAGAGGTATCCATTGTCGAATATTATGATGAAATCCAGAAAGCAAAGAGCAAGCAAATCGAAGAGATATCTCTGCGTATCTTTGAGAATTTCTTGTCAAAACTTTGAAATCACTAAATAACTTTATCCTCTACAGGAGCAAGCAATGAGCAAGTCAATTACTGAATCTGCCGCTGAAATTCTAGCAGCATCCCTTGGTGGAGCCAAGAAGGAGCCTATGGTTGCTGGCGGCGCACAGGTACAAGACCTTGGAGGTCAGACTCCAACCACGGAGCCGGAAGCAATCGGTGCTAAGGCATCGGCTGCGGCTAAGGAAGCCCCAAAGCCCGGTACACAGGGCGCACCTGCCGAGGGTTCTAAGAAGACCGTCGCTGTCGTCAACAAGACCGAGGAAGAGCAGGAAAATCCTGTTAAGGAAGAGGCAACCGAGGAAGAAGATCTTCCTGAGTTGACCGAGGAAGAAATCGAAGAGTACCTCAACTCGCTGTCCGAGGAAGAGCTTGCTGAACTTGCTGCCCTCGCAGAAGCCGACGAAGATGAAGGCGAAGTCGTTTCCGAAGCCAAGAAGGACGAGGAAGAAGACGAGGACGAGGAAGAGGACGACAAGGAAGAGTGCAAGGCTAAGAATGAAGAGACTGAGCCTGAGCCTGAGCTTACCGAAGAGCAGATCGCAGAGGCACGTAAGGCTGCACTCAAGGATCTAGTGACTGAAAATATGGGTTCTTGCAAGGACGATATTGATGCACTGTTCTCGGGCGAGACTCTTTCCGAAGAGTTCAAGAACAAGGCTACGACGATTTTTGAAGCCGCTGTCCGCAGCCGCGTCGAGAGCATCGTAGAGAAGATTGCTACGGAAAACGAAGCAATCATGGAATCCACTGTCAGTGAGCTAGAGGCTCAGATGACGGATCAGGTAGATGAGTATCTCAACTACGTGGTCGAGCAGTGGATGGAAGACAACAAGCTGGCTGTTGAAACTGGTCTACGTGCAGAGATTGCCGAAGACTTCATCAACGGACTAAAGAACCTGTTCGTGGAACACTACATTGAAGTTCCAGAAGACAAGGTAAACCTCGTAGACGAACTGGCAGCTACGGTTGCTAAGAAGGACGAGGAACTTGCAGAGCAGGCAGCAAAGAACGCAGAATTGACCAAGGCTCTTAACGAGTCGAAGTCTCAGGAAGTTCTTCGCAAGGTTTGCGAAGGTTTGACTGAGGTTCAGGTCGCCAAGATTAAGTCGCTCGCAGAGGGCGTCGAGTTCACCACAGAGGGTGAGTATTCGCAAAAGCTCGCAGTGATTCGCGAGAATTACTTCCCAACTGGCAAGAAGATTAGTGAAGCACCAAAGGCTCTTGTAGAGACTGAGGCGCAGCCGGAAGTAAGCCCTGTAATGGATCGTTATGTACAAGCAATTACGAAGACTCTTCCAAGAGTCTAGTCACCAATCCTCTAACGGAGAAAGAAAATGTATCTATCAGAAACCTATGTAAAGAAGTGGGCACCAGTTCTGGACCACCCTGAGTTGTCCAAGATCACGGACCCTTACAAGAAGGCTGTTACCGCAGTCATTCTTGAGAACCAAGAGAAGGCTCTTCGCGAAGAAGCAGCAGCTTATGGCAACATGTTCGAAGCCGTACCTAACGCCGTTGGCGGTGGTATGTCTCCTACGAACGGCACCGAAGGCAACATCAAGGGCTTTGACCCAATCCTGATCGGATTGGTCCGTCGCGCTCTTCCTAACCTCATGGCATATGACGTTTGCGGCGTGCAGCCAATGACGGGTCCAACCGGACTGATCTTTGCTATGCAGGCTAAGTATGCTAACACGGTTGCATCTTCGAACACGAACCTAACGGGTCGTCCAGAAGCTCTGTACAACGAAGCTAACACCGCATGGGCAGGTACGGGTACTCACACCGCCGCTGCACTTGCTGGCAACATTGCTAACGTTGTGCTGGCTAACACTGGTACGGGTATGGACACGGCAACGGCTGAAGACCTTGGCACCACGATGGCGCAGATGGGCTTCACGATTGAGCGTGTCAGCGTTGTCGCTAAGAGCCGTGCGCTCAAGGCTGAGTACACGCTGGAACTCGCACAAGACCTCAAGGCAATTCATGGTTTGGATGCAGAAGCAGAGCTTTCGAACATCCTGTCCACGGAAATCCTTGCGGAAATCAACCGCGAAGTTATCCGCACGATCTACGCTGTTGCTAACGTCGGCTACCTCGGCGTATCTACGGCTAAGTTCAACCTGAACTCCGCTACCGACACCACTGGTCGTTGGGCAGTTGAAAAGTTCAAGGGACTGCTGTTCGCAATCGAACGCGCAAGCAACAAGATTGCTAAGGACACGCGCCGTGGAAAGGGCAACATTGTCATCGTCAGCACGGACGTTGCTTCGGCTCTGTCCATGACTGGTCTTCTTGACTACAACTCTGCTCTGACCAACAACACCAACCTTGCAGTTGACGACACGGGCAACACCTTCGCAGGTACCCTGTTCGGACGCCTCAAGGTTTACGTTGACCCTTACTCGGTAACGGGTTCGGACTACGTAGTTGTCGGTTACAAGGGTGCAACCCCTTATGACGCAGGCGTGTTCTACTGCCCATACGTTCCGCTACAGATGGTCCGTGCCATTAACCCTGACACGTTCCAGCCTAAGATCGGTTTCAAGACCCGCTACGGCTTGGTCCAGAACCCATTCGGCAACTCGCAGCAGGGCGTGGAAACGACAGTCTCCGGTACGCTGGCTAACGGCACGAACACTTACTACCGTAAGTTCCTTGTCGAGAACCTCGTCGGCTGATCCTGACTAAACTATAAAGAGGGCGAAAGCCCAACTCCCTAGGGGCGGCAGAAATGCCGCCCCTTTTTCTTGCACCTAAATAGGGTATGAACCTACCCAAATCAGGAACGATAGCATGACTGCAATCGAACGCAATCCATCCAACCGCGATATCCTGCAATCCACGAAGTTCAAACTCAACTTCACACGCCTGCCGGGACTCACGTTCTTCTGTCAGACAGCCAACCTTCCGGGTATCTCGCTCTCG